AAATTTGGTCAAACTAAACAAGACATATTTAAACAGGAGCAGGAAACTAGAAAAGATTATCTTAGTACTCCTGAAGTTAAAGGGTTTAATGAAATGAAATCTGCTTATGGTCAAATTACAGCAGGTCTTAATGCTGTATCAGCAGCAGGCGACTTAACAGCAGCTACTAAATTTATGAAGTTATTAGACCCAGGTTCAGTTGTTCGTGAGTCAGAACTTTATATTGCTATGGATGCTACTGGTGTTCTTGACAAAGCAACAAACTATTATTCTAGGCTATCAAGAGGTGAAAAATTAACACCAAGTCAAAGAGAAGACTTTAGAAACATTGCTACTCAATTATACAAAGCAGCAGAAAATACTAAGTTAAATTACGATAAACAATATGAAGAAATTGCAAAGGCTAATAATCTTGACCCTTCTAAAATTATTGTTGGTTACAAAAAGAATGTACCTTCATCACAAGTAAGAAATAAAGCAGATATTTTGAAATCATACGGAGTTGAATAATGGCAACTAGAATAGACCAACTCAAAGAAGCATTAATTAAAGCTCATACTGCTGGTGATACAGAAGCTGCTCAACTATTTGCTAATGAAATTAAAGGTATACAAAGTCCTGTAGAAGCTGGTGTTACTGATGCTCGTGGTATACCTGAATTTTTACCACCACAAGAAGCATTAGCATTTAGAGAACAACAAACAGCAGAACGTGGTCAATTAGCAAAGCGTAAAGCAGATGCTGGATTTTTTAATAAAATTACAGGTGCATTAGAAGTTCCTACATCATTAGCTACAGGTACTTATGGTAGTTTATATGGTGCTACTAAAGCATTATTACCTGAAAGATTTGGTGGTACTAATTTACCTTTTGAGCAATCTGTTGCTAAAGAAGCTCAACGCTTTATGTATCAACCTAGAACTGTATCTGGTCAAGAATATCTACCTAAAGTTGCAGATGTAATTCAACAATCAGGTATAGAAGGTTTACCTGCATTATCACAGGTATCTTCATTGTCAAGGTTAAGACCTGTAACAGGTATGCCTATGATGCAAACTCCACAAGCAATAGAGCAAGCAAAAGTTGGAATATCTAAAATAGGTGAAGCATTACCATCTATTAGACCTAGATTAGAGCAAAAGTCTTATGAGTTAATGCAAAGTGCTTTAAAGCCAACTTACAAACAATTAAAAACAGGTAAGGCAGATGTTGCTGCAAGAACTCTTTTAGAAAATGGATTAGATATTTCTAGAGAATCAGTAGAAGTAATGAAAAATAAAATTGCTGGCATTAATGAGCAAATAGCTGATAAAGTAAAATCATCTACAGGTACAGTAAATAAAACTGATGTATTGAGTTATTTAGATGAGTTACGTGCTAAAAAATCTAGCCAAGTTAATCCTACTGCTGATTTAGCTGCTATTGACCAAGTTGCTAATGAATTTATGACAACTAATAGAACACCATTAGGTGGTCCTAAACAAACCATTCCTGTGCAAACAGCTCAAGAAATTAAACAAGGCACATACTCTGCATTACAAAAAAAATATGGTCAAATGGGAACTACAGAAGTAGAAGCTCAAAAAGCATTAGCACGTGGGTTAAAAGAAAAAGTAGCAGGTGAAGCTCCAGATATTGTAAGACTTAATAAAACAGAGTCTAAACTTTTAGATACTTTAGATGTAGTTGAAAGACGTGCATTTATGGACTTAAATAAAGACCCTATTGCTATGGGTTGGCTTGCTGAAAATTGGCAAAGAACTGCTGGCTTCTTAGCTACTAGAAGTCCTGCATTTAAAACATTATTAGCTAAAACGTTATATAAAGTAAGTGGTGCAAAACCATCTGGTATTTTAACGCAACCTGAACGAGCAACAATTACATTGCCTCAACAAGCAGGTTTATTGTCACTAACTCAACCTCAAGAATAAGGAATAGTAATGGTCAAGACAGACGTAGAATCACGTTTAAGTACGCATGAAGAAGTTTGTGCGTTACGTTATGAGCAAATAAACGCAAGACTCAAACGCTTAGAACAAATACTTTTAGGTACAGCAGGTTTCGTTATTGTATATCTATTAACTAATGGAATGAAATAATGCAATCATTAAAGAACTTAGTAGCATTAATTGTAGGTATGTCCATAGGTATGTTATTAGCACTTTCTATGGATGCTAAAGCAGCAGATACAACTACTATCAATTACAAAGGTCAACCACCACCAAGTGCCATTAGCCCTTCTATAAGTGCTTTTAGCCAAGACGTTTGTATTGTTCCTGTTACTGGTTCTGTATCTAGTACATTGTTTGGCGTAAGTGGTGGCTCTGGCTATAAAGATGTTAATTGTGAACGCATTAAACTAGCTAAGACTCTTAATGACTTAGGTCTTAAAGTAGCTGCAGTATCTATACTCTGTCAAGACGAAAGAGTATTTGAAGCCATGATACAGTCAGGTTCACCATGCCCTATAAACGGTTCTATAGGTGATGCTGCTAAACGTGGCTGGTATGAACGTAACCCTTCTATATTTAAGAAACTATATGGCGATACATACACGATACCGCTTGTTCTTGACGAGCCTATTACTACTTCTATCCCTACAAGGAAATAATGCTTATGCTTGGTATTGCAACTATACTCCAACGCCTGAAGGCTATATGCTTCCAGGTTCTCTCGTATGTAATGGCATTGAAAACGAAGTTGCTATCAGGGATTACTGGTGCAAAAGTTATGTTACTCATGACCCAATTTGTGGTGCGTATCAAGTCCCTGCTTGTTCAGACTTGGTTGAAAATCAAACCACAGCTTGTACGTTACCTCATTATAGCGGTGCTGTTAATCAAAGCAGGACTTATAGTTGTTCTTCAAGCTCTTGGTCACCTTGGACAGAAACTTCTAACAATTGCACGCAAGACCCTCCAACGTGTCAAGCAAGTACTGAAACTAGACAACTAGCCTGTCAAGCAGACTATGTAGGTTCAGTTACAGAAACTAGAAATTCATCTTGTCCTGACCCTTATGGTAATGATGTATGGGGAGCATGGGTAGAAACAAATAATACATGTGTTAAGAGTGCTACAAACGTCACCAACGTGAGTTCTCCAGTTAGCCCTAGCTCACCTCTTAACCCTGTAAATAATCCACCTCCTGCACCACCACCTGCTGTTGCTCCAGAGGTAAGCCCATTAGCTGCACCTGAACCACCTAGAGTAGAGTCAGCTCCTGTTAAGGTTGAACAACCAAAACAAGAAACTAAAAGCGAGCCAAAAGCAAAAGAAGACAGCCCAAAAGACCCACCAAAGGCTGAACAAAAGAGTGAGAGCAAGGATAGTCCTAAACTTGACGTACCAAAGGGTAAAGAACTTGTACATGGCTTTGGGATAGTCCTTTCTTTAGAAATACTTAACAAACCTATTATACAACAAATTGAAATAACAGATGCTTTCAAATTTGATACGGAGATAAACAATGAGTTCGGAAAAAATCAAAACCTTCAACTTGAGCTTATCCAGCTCGGCACTTCTGAAGTTGATTTTAATAGCATTGCCAATAGTGGCTGGCTCGGCATACGCAGGCATAACTTTTTACAACAAGATGGTTACGGCAATTGAGGCTGTTAACAGTTTAGATTTAGCTCCTATAGAGTCTAAGTTAAATGGTTTAGAGATACAAGTTAAAGCTATTAATGAAAGACAATATCAACTATCTGAGTCTATAATGAAAGCTAGTGAAAAGTCTTCAGACGCTATTGCTAACTCACGTGAGACTGCTGCTATGGTATCAGGACTACGTAAAGAATTAGAAGCAACCGTAAATGCAATGGATGATAAACTAAATACTGTTAAACGTAGCACAATGAACCCATTATCAAAATGACATTCATTACAGAAAATAACATAGCTAACCTCTATAGTGCAATTATAGAGATGCCTATATTTGATGAATACAAATTACCACCGGCAAGCAAAGTAGACTTTGTTATTGTAGATGATGATAGTATTTGTGGTGAATATCAGCCACCAGAACAAGGTGAACCGCATGTCATTACTATTTCTGTAGCAAGACACTCTCATTTATATCCTGTGCTAATTACACTTTGCCATGAAATTTTGCATATGTGTGTATATACAGTTTCACCAAAAACAGAGCAGTACACGAGTCATAAAGGATTGTTTCTTAAATTACAAAAACGTGTAGCCAAAATGTATGGCTTTGACCCAAAAGAATTATAATTTTTTTTAGAGGAATTTAACGAATGTTCAGCATCATCTCAGGAATTTTAGGCTTTGCCACAAGTGGACTACCAAGTTTATTAGGTTTCTTTCAGCAAAAGGGTGACCAAAAACATGAACGTGAAATGGCTATGTTGCAAAATCAACAAGCATTGCTTATGGCTGAAAAAGGTTTTGTAGCTCAAGAAAAGATTGCAGCTATTGAATTGGAAGGAACGTACGCAGAAACGTACGCACAAGAACGTGAAGCATTATACACACATGATGCTAAACTTGTAGAAGGTGCATCACAATGGGTCAAGACTCTTAATGCTTGTGTCAGACCATTTGTTGCATTTACTTTTGTAGGTTTACTTGTATTCGTTGATGTAGCTGGATTTGTATGGGCAGTTAAGTCTACAGGTGGATTCACACCAGAGTCTATGGATGCTATATTTTCTAGTGATGAGATGTCAATTGTAGCATCTATCATTGGTTTCTATTTTGGTTCTAGAACTTGGGAAAAGAAACGTGAAGGTATCTGATAAACTTATTAAGTTACTACGTCATCACGAAGGTGTTAGAAATAAACCATACAAGTGTCCCGCAAAACTTTGGACAGTAGGAATCGGTCACTTGATAGGTGATGGCAAAACACTACCACCTGAATGGAATAAAACATTTACAAACGAGGAAATAGATGGAATTCTTAAACACGACCTCAAACGTTTTGAGTTGGGAGTACATAAGATGCTACCTAACGTGCCTTTACGACAACATGAGTTTGACGCTCTTGTCAGCTTTTGCTTTAATCTGGGTCTTGGATGCTTTCAGCGTTCAACCATCCGTCAAGCGTTGTTACGTGGCGATAAAGAAGCGGCTATGGAATCGTTAGTTAAATATTGTAAAGCTGGTGGCAAGATATTAAAAGGTTTACAAAACAGAAGATTAGATGAACGCAAATTGTTTTTAGGGTTATAATAAAGCATCTTAACCCTAGGAGAGTAGTTTGAAATATAAATCAGTTCTAGTCATATCTGACCTACATATTCCATATCATCATCCTGACGCATTTGCGTTTCTAAAAGCATTA